TCGTGCGCAAGGTCGGGCGCATCGCGCTCCACCTGGGCGAGGGCTGGGAGGAGGTCATGCGCCTGTGCCTGCTGGCCATGGGCGACGCCCGAGGACGCATCCGCTCGGCCGAGACGATCTGGCGCGACCCCGAGACCCAGAACGAGGCCGTGCGCACGGACGCGGTGCTCAAGCAGTTCCAGGCGGGGGTCATCGACCTCGAATCGGCGCAGGAGCAGCTGGGCTACTCGCCCGAACAGGTGCGCCAGATGCGCGAGCGCCGTGCTGCGGAGCCAACACCGCCATCACCCGTCCCTGACACCACGACCCCGATCGGTGCCGGATTCGCTAGCGCGTCCGTGCCGGCGGCCCTCACAGCGGAGGTACCATGAGCGACAGCACGGGCGCGACCAACGGCCAGGAGCCGGGCGCGCCGCCCCAGGCGGGCACGACCACATCGGAGTCCACGACGCAGGCCCAGGCGGCCGCCGGGACGACCGACCAGCCCACCACCACCGATGTCGCTGTCCTCCAGCGCGAGCTGGCGGAAGCCCGGCGGGAAGCGGCCAAGCACCGCACGGACCTGCGCAAGGTCACGGACGCCCAGCTCACGGAGACCGAGCGCCTCCAGCGTCGGGTGACCGAGCTCGAGGCGGAGCGGGAGGCGATCGCCTCGCGGGAGAAGGAACGAGCCGTCCGGTTCGCGGTCCTGGAGGCTGCGACGAAGCTCGGCTTCCGGGACCCGGATCTCGCGGTCCGACTCATCGACCCGGCCGCGGTGGAGACCAAGGACGACGGCACACCCAAGAACGTGGAGCGCCTCCTCGCGGAGGTTCTCGCCCGCTCCCCGTACCTCGGCCGGACCGGCATCGCTCCCGACTTCGGGGGTGGCCAGCGCGGGACGGCACCGACCGGCACCGACATGAACAGCCTCATCCGCCGCGCCGCAGGGCGCGGGTAGCAAGGAGACCCTCCCATGCCGCCCGTCTACAACTCCGTCATCGACCGCAGCGATGTCGGGGCGCTCATCCCCGAGGACGTCTCGCGGACCATCATCCAGGGCCTGCCGGCATCGTCGGTGGCCCTGACCAGCTTCCGGCGCGCCACGATGAGTCGGGCCCAGCAGCGCCTGCCGGTGCTGTCGGTCCTGCCCGTCGCCTACTGGGTGGACGGGGACACCGGTCTCAAGCAGACGACCGACCAGAACTGGGCGAACAAGTACCTCGACGCCCGGGAGCTCGCGGTCATCGTGCCCATCCCCCAGGCGGTCCTGGACGACGTCGACTTCGACATCTGGGGCGAGGTCCGCCCGCGCCTCGTCGAGGCGTTCGGCGCCAAGATCGACGCGGCGGCCCTGTTCGGCACCGACTCCCCCTCGGGCTGGCCAGACAGCATCGTCGAGGCGGCGATCGCCGCCGGGAACGTGGTCGAGGTCGGCGAGTCCACCGGGGACATCGCGGCGGACGTCAACCTCGTCATGGGCAAGGTCGAGGAGGACGGCTTCGACGTCAACGGCTTCTGGGCCCGGCGGGGTCTGAAGGCCGCGTTCCGAGGTCTCCGGGACGACAACGGCCAGCCGATCTTCCAGCCCTCGCTCACCGCGGGCACGCCGGGCACCCTCTATGGCGAGCCGATCCTCTATCCCACGAACGGCGCCTGGGATGCCGCCCAGGCGGACCTCATCGCGGGCGACACCAGCGCCGCCATCCTCGCGGTGCGCCAGGACATCAGCTACAAGATCCTGACCGAGGCGGTCATCAGCGACGCCGACGGCAAGGTCGTGCTGAACCTCGCGCAGCAGGACGCGGTCGCGATGCGCGCCGTGATGCGGGTCGCGTTCCAGGTCGCCAACCCCATCAGCCTCCAGAACCCGACCGAGGGGACCCGCTTCCCGTTCGCGGTCCTGGCGCCTGCGGCCCCCTGACCCATGGGTCTCCTGACGGTGGCGGAGCTCCGGGAGCACGTGGAGACGTCGCTCCCGGACACCGCGCTCGAGCGCCTCCTCGCGGGCTGCGAGCTGGTCATCGCCGACTGGGCGGGGCCGCTCACCTTCGACGAGGACGGCGCTCTCGAGGACGTCACCGAGACGGTGAACGCGCCCGGCCGGACGCTGCTCCTGTTGCGCCAGGCACCGGTCGCGGTCTCATCCGTCACCGACATCCACGGCGGCATCGAGGACGACCTCGACGCCTCCGAGTTCCGGGTCGAGGGCCGCTACCTCCGGCGCCTCGCGATGGCGCTGTGGGGCGAGCGCACGGTCGTGACGTTCACGCCCACCGACGACTCCGCCATCCGCCGGACGGTGCTCGTCCAGCTCGTCCAGCTGGAGCTGAACGTCCAGCCGGGCATGGCCAGTCAGGGCGCGGGTGGCTGGACCGAGTCCTACGGCCGCTACCTGCGGCAGCGCAACGAGCTGCTCCGGGCGATCCGTCCGGCGGACCCGCCCGTGCCGCGCTCGGTGCCGTATAGCGTGGCGGGAGCCCGCTGATGCGCCACCGCACCCGCGTCGCCATCCAGGCCCCGGTCGAGGTCCGCGACCCCGCCGGTGGCGTCAGCCACACCCACGAGACCGTGCCCGGGCTCGCCTCGGTTGCCGCGACCATCGTGCCCGTCGTCGACGAGACCCGGGACCCCGAGCTGGTGATGGTCGAGGACCGCTTCGACATCGTGCTCGCCGGCCACCATCCACAGATCCGGCCCGAGATGGTCGTCCTGGACGGGCTCGCCGTCTACGACATCGTCCGGGTCGCCCCGACCCTCGGCCGGCGCGAGACGGTGCTGGTCGCGCGGAAGGTGGCCACCTGATGACCCGCAGCGTCCGGATCAGCAACGTCATCGGCCGTCGCGGTCGCGTGCTGTCGACCAAGTTCCAGGCGACCCTCGAGGGCGGGCCTGAACTCGCGTCGGCACTGGCCCGTCTCGACGATGCCGTCCGGGTCAAGGCCTCCAAGGACGCGCTCCAGGCCGCCGGCGGCGTGATCGCGACCGACTGGCAGGGGCGCGTCCCGGTGCTGGACGCGAACTACCAGCACTCGCTGGACGGCGCCACCCGGGCCGCCAAGACGAAGGCCGGCGCATCGGGCTCGATCGGCCCCCGCAAGGTCGCCGGCCTCGACGACGCCGACCAGCCCATCGCCTACGCCGCCCGCCTCGAGTTCGGCGATGCCGATCGCCCCGCGGAGCCCTCGGCCCGGCCGGCGTTCGATGCGTCGGCCGAGCGTGCCGTCCAGGCCGCGGGCGATGTCCTCGCCAAGGCGACGGAGGGCACAGCCCGATGACGCTCGGCGACGGCCTCTTCGCGCACCTGTCCGCGGTGCTGTCGGTCGGCGATCGCGTCTACCCGCTCACGCTGCCCCAGGGCGCCGTCCTACCCGCCGTGGTCTACCAGCTCGTCGGTGGCGAGGGCCCACTCCACAGCCACGGCGATGCCCATGACGGCGCCGGCGCGTCGTTCCAGCGCTCCCGCGTCCAGCTCGCCTGCTGGGCGGAATCGGCCCGGGCGGCGGAGCAGCTGGCGACCGAGGTGGTGGCTGCCGTGGACGGCTTCACCGGCACCTGGGGCGCGGTCCCGATCGCCTCGGCCCTCGTGGACACGGCGCTCGACGACTGGCGCCCGGACGTCGGGCGATACCGGCGGCTCCTCGACGTCCTCGTCCAGTGGACCCGCATCCCATGACCACCACCCAGCCTGAAAGGAGGCACCTCCTGTGAGCGAGGCCATCGGCACGCTCGGCACCACGCTCAAGCGTGGGCTCCAGCACATCGCCCAGGTCCAGGACATCTCGGGTCCCGACCTGTCCACCGACACCGACGAGATCACCAACCACGACAGCCCCGATGGCGTCGAGGAGTTCATCCCGACCATCAAGCGCACCGGCGAGATCACCTTCCCGCTGGTGTTCCTGCCGTCGGATCCGAGCCACGACAACGACACCGGCCTCTTGGCGGCCTGGGCGGACCGCTCCCTCGACAGCTACGTCCTGACGTACCCGGACGGCAGCACCTGGACGTTCTCCGCCTACGTCACCGGGTTCTCCAACTCGGCGCCGGTGGATGGTCACCTCTCCGCGGACGTGACGCTCCGGCCCTCCGGCGCGCCCGTGTTCGCGCCGCCTGCACCGTGACCAGGACCGCGGCGATCGCCGCACCCACCGTCCTGCCTCTGCTCGAGGACGCGGCCTCGATCCTCGACCTGCCCGACCTCACGTCCGAGGAGGTCGAGGTCCCCGAGTGGGGCTTCCGCCTCCGGGTCCGCTCGCTCACGGGGACCGAGCGCGATGCCTTCGAGGCGTCGCTGCTCCAGACCCGGGGCAAGGACCGGGAGATCAACCTCCGGAACATGCGGGCCAAGCTGGTCGCCCAGTCGGTCCGGAAGGCCGATGACAGCCGCGTGTTCAGCGACACGCAGGTGGAGGCGCTGGGCAGGAAGAACGCGGCCGCCCTCCAGCGGGTGTTCCGGGTGGCCCAGCGCCTTTCGGGGCTCGCCGAGGACGAGGTCGAGGAGCTGACCCGTGAACTGGGGGAAGACCCGAGCGTCGGTTCTGGTTCCGACTGACGCTGGCGCTCGGACACAGGTCGGTCGCCGCCTGCCAGGCCGCGGTCTCCAGCAGGGAGTTCGCGGAGTGGATGGCCTATGCGCGCCTCGAGCCGTTCGGCTCCGAGGCGGACGACCACCGGCTGGCCCCGCTGCTGGCGCTGATCGCCAACGTCAACCGGGACCCGAGCCGGCGCAAGACGCCGTGGACGCCCGAGGACTTCCTCCCGAAGCGTGTGCCACGCCGCTCGGGGGAGGCCGCCGACCTCCGGCCGCGGATCGATGCCGCGATGGCGGCGTTCGGCGGCATGAAGCGGCGGTGACCTGATG